TGCAGAAGCTAAAGCTAGAGCTAAGAAGATAGCGGATGATAAGGCAGCTTATCAAGCTAAAGTAAAAGCTGACGCTGCAAAAGCCATACGTGAAAAAGAACTTGCAGCCAGAGTAGCTGCTGAGGATAAAGCTAGAGTTGCAGCATTAAGAGCAGCAGATATGGCTAGAGATGCTGCAGAAGCTAAAGCTAGAGCTAAGAAGATAGCGGATGATAAGGCAGCTTATCAAAAAGCTCAAGCAGCTAAGGCAGCTAAGGCAGCTAAGGCAGCTAAAGAAGCTCAAGCAGCTAAGGCAGCTAAAGCCCAAGCTCAAGCAGTAGCCCAAGCAAAAGCTAAGAGAGAAGCTCAGGCTAAGATAGCGGCTGCAGAGAAAGCTAAATTTGATAGGGAAAGGGCAGATGCTGAAAAAGCTCAAGCAGCTAGGAATTTAGCAGCTAAAAAGCAAGCAGATGCGGTCAAGGCAGCAAAAGCTAAAAGAGAAGCTCAGGCTAAAATAGCAGCTGCAGAGAAAGCTAAGGCAGCTAAAGAAGCTCAAGCAGCTAAGGTAGCTAAGGCAGCTCAAGCAGCTAAAGAAGCTCAAGCAGCTAAGGTAGCTCAAGAAGCTAAAGCTAGAGCTAAGAAGATAGCAGATGATAAGGCAGCTTATCAAAAAGCTCAAGTAGATAAAGCAGCTAAAGAAGCTCAGGCAGTTAAACTAGCTAAAGCTAAAAGAGATTTTCAAGCTAAAGTAACCGCAGGACAAAATGCTAAGAAAGCTAAAGATCAAGCAGCGGTAACAGCACAAAAGAAACAAAAAGCAGTACAACAACAGGATACTAATATGGCTTCTTATATGGGAGTAGGCTCAAGTGAAAGTTCAGGCGCTGGCAATGGCAAATGGACACAAAAGACTGTTCAACGTCCAAACCCTCCACCTAGTAATAATAACAATAACGTAACTTCTGTTGTTGACCAATCAGCTGCTATTCAGGCTGCTATTCAAAAAGCTAACTATGCTGCTAATCAAACTGCTCTTAATAGAGCTAATTACTCTAACCCACAGGAGAATAATACATACGCTAATGCACCTACTAAAGCCGTTCCTACAAACACAGGGGCATTCTACCCTACTGTGACACCAGATAATATTGCTACTAAGTATGGTAATATGTTTGGTGGTGGTCTAAGCGGTTTAGCAGGTAAAGCTATAGGCACAGACAATCCTTTAGGACAAGCATTAGATGCTTACAATAACTTTAACCCTGCTGATAAATTCTTAAATCAAGCTTACTACGGCATGAATGAAGCTAGTATGAGAGAGTATCAGCGTCTAGAAGCAACAGATCCTAACTGGGCTAACATGTCTGAGAAAGATCGAGTTAATGCTGCTAGAGCGCCCTACATGGCTGCTAATAACTTAAACTCTACTCCTGTTACACGTCCTTCTAACATTTCCCAAGAAAACTGGGATAACATGACTCAAGGACAGAGGACGTTTATGACGAGAGATGGAAGTGTCTCTAGTAATCAAGCAGGTACTGGTTCAGGGGGTAGTAATACAGGATACACTCAAACTCCTCCTACGGATGAAGAAATAGCTTATGCTGGTCGTGGTGCTACTGTCTCTGGTAATAATGGTCAATACTTTGATGGAGGTTATACAGGAACTCCAGTAGAGCAGTTGTCTCAAGCTCGTGCTCCTCGTGGTATGGCTATTGATAGTATCTATGGAAGTACACGTTTTAATCCTTTAACAGGTCAAATGGACACAACTACAGCGCCTGAGTACGAACAGTTCCAACAGGGGCTACTAGGACAGCTTCAGGGATCTCAGGAGGCCTATCAGAGCTTCGATCCTCAAGATGCTGCCTCAGAGTACCTGCGTGGTGTAAACGCCATTAGAGAGCCTCTAAGACAGGGACAGGAGCAGTCGGCATTGAGTCGTTTAGTTCAGTCTGGTAAACTAGGTTCTACTGCTGGTACACAAGCTTTAGCTCAGTTAGCTTCAGAGCAAGAGAACCAGCGTTTCCAAGAAAGTGTACAGGCTACTCAGTATGGTGCAGACATGCAAGATCGTATGTTACGTAATCAAGCTGGTATGTTTGGTCTTACTTCTCAAGTAGCTAATCAACAGTTCTTACCACAACAGCAAGCAATGGCTGCTGTGCCTATGATGCAAGAGATCTATGGCTTTGCTCAAGAGCCTGCATTCCAAGAAGCTCTAGCCCAACAAGGTATTGCTGCTCAAAGTGATGCTAATAATACTCAAAACTGGTGGAATCTAGGCACTGCTGCTTTAGGGACTGACGCTGGTCAGAACATAGTAGCAGGTGCTTGGGACTGGTTAACTAGCTAGACTTAACAATATACACATACGGAGTATTACCACATGGCAGGATTATTTGGCTCAGGCCCACAATCAAACATATTGAATATAGTAGCAGGCTCATATACTGATATGCTCAATGCTGAGAAGCAGAAAGGACAAGCGGCACATAAGGCTTTAGGTGCTTTTGGTGAGGCTATAAGCCCTAAAGCTATTGGCATGACTAACTTCAAGAATGACTTTAAGAACGCTGATTGGTCTAAACCAGAGACTTATGCGCAGGCAGGACAGCAGATCATGGCCTTTGATCCTCAAGCTGGATTGTCTATGATAGATAAGGGGAGGGCTTTGGCTAGTTCACAGGCTACTAGGCGTGATATGGAGTTAGTGGAATACACTGATAAAGAGGGCAATAAAGTACAAGAATGGGTCGATAAAAACGCTGTGGATACAGGTTCTACTTATACCACTCAAGTTGAAGATAAGCAATCTCCTTTGTCTGTGGTGGTTACTAACATGACAGGCTACAAACCAAACACTCCTGAACATAGGAAAGCTATGGTAGAGGAGTCTAATAAAGTTAAGAAAGTGGAGAATGCCCCCAGCGCTATTGAGCAAGTTAACTTAGTTTCAGGTTTCATCTCTAATGATCCTAACTTTAAAAATGCTAATGCTAATTTAATGAAGGTTAATACTGGATTAGCTTTAATGCGTAAGCTTACTGGCCCTGATGCTAACTCTAAAGCAGCTACTCTTTTAGAGAGGACAGTATCTGAAGCGTATAACTCAGACACAAGAGCAGCTAGTGAGATAGACCGTCTTGTTCAGAATAGAAGTTGGTCAGATGGAGTATCTAATTGGATCAGTAATGGGTTTACAGGAGTTCCTACAGCAGGCACTTTAGAAGAATATAATGATCTACTTCTTTTGATGGAAGAAGGGATGACAAATACGATAAATCAAACTGTAGAACAAAAGACTAATCTATACTCTCCTTATGTAGATGAAGAAACTATAGCAAACATTAAAGAGCAGTACACTGCTACATTAAGTGAGAGGATGGAGATAGTAGATCCTAATATCCCTACTACACAAGCAGTAGGAAAAGCCACTGGTAAAAATAATGGAAAGCACAAACTACCTGATGGTACATACGTTCAAGTATACAACGGAGTAGCTTATGAGCTTAAATAATAAAGAAGAGCTACAAGAATTAGTGTTCGATGAAACTCCTCAAAACCAAGAAGAGGAGCTACAAGAGTTAGTATTCGATGAAACTGTGCCTTTAGCTCCTAAAGCTGTTGAATCTAATAGTATGTGGGATCTAGTAGAGGACACTGCTAAACAAACTTTAGTAGATAATACCTTAGCTGTAATTCCTAATTCTATATTAAACATGTTCCAAGGACGTGCTCCTGACATGGCTATTATAGGGAGCCCTGAAGAAAAGGCTAGACTTGCTAGTGATAGAGCAGTAGCTGCTGAGACTATGGGTTTAGATGTTAAGAACATACAACCTAAGACGGTTCTAGAGCAGGTAGTGGCTAACGTAGTAAGGGCAGGAGGAGACCCTACTTCTTACATAGGTGGGGCTGGTTTTAATACGGTAACTAAAATGACCACTGCTGCTCTTGAATCCGCTGTGGGGACTGCCACTGGTACAATAGGAGGTGAAGCAGCTTCTCAAGCAGTTGTTGCCTTGGGAGCAGAAGAAGGAGGTGCTATAGATACAACAGCACGTACAGTAGGGGGTGCTTTTGGAGGAGTCGCTCCTGCCGCTTCTATTACAGGTCTTGCTAAAGCAGGCACGGCTGCTGTAAAGGCAGGATATGATCTCAAACCTAAATTAACAGAAGGGCCTGAAAAAGCAGTAGGAGAAATAGGAAAAGGTATAGCTGAAGGAGAGATGTTTATAGCAACTAGCCAAGTTTCTAACTTCATAGAATCTGCTTTACGTTCAGACCCTACGACTGCTACTAAGATAAATGAAGTAGAGGCTGTCTTGTCTGACTTTCCTGATATCGATTTAGGCCCTTGGGTAGCTATGACAGATAATCCTGTTTTTAGGGACAGTCTTGATCACATATTAAAAACTAATCCAGAGTTTCATGGCACTATAAAGACACAGCTTAAGAGTGCTAGAGAAGTAATACAAGCAAGAAAAGAAAGTCTTTACCCTGATGAAGGATATAAAGCTGAAAAGAGCATATCAAAAGAACTAGATAAAGCATCTGAAAGCGCCCGTAAAGTAATAAAGAATGTAGATAAAGCTATACAATCTGCTTCTGCCCCTCTTTCATCTAAACGAGTAAGCACTCCTCAACGCTTAGGTAGGGTATACAATGCTTTAATAGAAAGAAAACAAAAAGCTGTTTCTACTTTAATGGCTCCTAAATATAAAACTCTATTTAAGCAAGCAGAAGATAATGGGGTATCCTTTAGTTCAGATAACACTGCAGCTTTATATAGATTTGCTACACAAGAAGCTAAAGAGTTGTTTGGGGTAATGCCTCGTACCTATGGTGAAGTCATTACAAAATGGAAACCTGTTGTTGTAAGAGATGCTAATGGTAAACCTTTAAAAGGGCCTGATGGTAAGGTTTTAAAAGAGTCTCCAGAAGTGTCTCTACGTGAGCTAGATTCTTTTAAGAAAGAAGTCAATAAAGGTTTACGTAATAGCAGCATACAAGGTGACTCTAGAGTTCGACTGCAGAATATGAAGAATGAACTATCTGCTCAGATAAACAACATGGGAGACTTCGGTGCTCAATATAAAGGCCTAGATCTGGAGTATTGGCAATTAGTAGGTTTTCCTTTAAATAGAGACGGTCTTAAAGACATGAACTCTAAAAAGTTTGATGAACAAATAGCTCCTGTGCTAACTAGACCCCAGCAAGCAAGACAGTTCTTAGACTCTATAGGCGACATGGGTAAGCCAGTCATACGGGCTGCTGTATACTCAGACGCAAGTAAGTCTGTATACAATGATAAAACAGGAGAAGTAGATTACGTAGCTTTAGACAAGTACGTTAACAGTCCTCTAAATCGAGAAATAATTGATTTGGCAGGTATGCGCTCAGAACTAGGAGACATGGGAACTGCTATTAGGAATCTAGATGAATCTCGTGTAGAGCAATCTACTAAGTATGTTGAAGGATCTAGAGGACATACTCGTGAGCTATATGGTCGATTAAATGAACGAGGCTTAGACGGGGTTGTTTTAGATGTCTTATCTAGCCCTAGTAAGACAGGTAAGCATTTAGAGTTTATCAAGGGCCTAAGCAAGGACAGTCAGGATATTGTAATGACAGGCCTACGAGGAGAAATGGCTTCTGTAGCTTTAAGATCTGGCGAAGGTGCTATGACTTACATTAAGAATAATGAAAGAGCTTTTGATGATGTGTTTGGTAAAGGCATGTACGAAGATCTTAAATCATTAACTGAAATGAAAGACCTGTTTGAGAACTTAAGCTTAGATAAGATTAAGATAGCTTCTAAGCAGAACAAACTACAAGACATCTTAAAAAGAAAAACAGGAGTCCCTCTTACTCAAATAAGCAGTATACTACGTGATCGTATTATGTCAGGATTTCAAAAAGTCTTTGTTGTAATGAATAAGATGAACTCTGCTAGGGTAGATGCTAATGAGGAACAGCTTTTGATTAATCTATTTTCTCAACGTGGTGTTTTAAAAGAAATTAAAGATAATGCAGAACACTTTAAGCTAAACATTAATAAACCAGCGGCATTAACTCAATTCACAGACTCTATGAATAAAACTATCTCTAGAGGCGCTTATATGGGAGTTGAGGCTGTTAAAGAAGATGAAAAACGGGCGCGAAGAGGGGATAATTTATAATGTTTGAAGACATGATGGTGATGTACGAAAAAGGTAAACAAGAACTATCTAATATCTGGGAAGCGATAGACTCAGTTAAAGTAGCTGCTCAAGCCTCAGACGCAATTAAGACTGCTGCTGGTACTCCTGAGAATGCTAATATGGTGAAAGCTATAGAAGAGTCTAGGGCCCTTAATACTCCTGTGCAACTAGAAGCTGGTATCTTTGACGATACTACTGCTGATATGACAGTGGCTAATTTAAGTGCTGAGGAGATAGAACCTGTAGTAGAAGTCGATAGTAATTCTTCAATCATTGATAAAGTAGAGGATGTATTTCCTTCTAATGGTATCTTAAGTGAAATAGCTCAGGCAGAGTCTCTAACAGGAGAACATCCTGATACCTACAGAGAAGGTTATTTTGGAGGGATGATGCAGGTAGATGAGATAGGGTTTGAGGATACTCAAGATGTTAAGTCTCATCCTAAGCTTAAGAAACATTATGATAAAATCAAAAAAGAGTTTGGTAAAGATTGGCCTTCTATGACTTGGGAGGATATGACTGATCCTTTAAATAGTGTCATTGCGGCACGTTTAAAACTACTTAACGTAGATGATCCTATTCCAACTACTCAGTCAGAAAGAGCAGCTTACTGGAAGAAGCACTATAACACTGTCAAAGGAAAGGGCACTGTATCTCATTTTAAAGACGCTAATAAGTAAACCCTAAAAACTAAAAGGCCCCTTAGATCACTCTTTGGGGCCTTTTGTTTACCTATTGATTACCACGTTTATCTTCTAGTTCTATGAGTAGATCAACATATTGTTTAATCTTCTCTAAGTCCTCAATGCCGTTTTTATCTCGCCATCTAGATATATACTTTACTATACATCCTTCGATAAATCCAAGACCATTGGCGTGTATGTACTCAATAGGCTGGATAGTTGAGTTAATATAGTGATCACCTCCTACTTGCCTTTCTAACGCACTACCCATCTTCAAAGTCCCCTCTCTCTATAGCAATCATTAATTTATCATCAAAACGCTCAAGCAGCTCGTCAGCAGAGATACATAATATTTCAACTAACAGGTCTATATCATAGTCTCTGATGATGTCTTCTATTAGCTCTTCTACTGTCTTAGCCATTGATCGTCTCACTCCAGTCATTCAAGCTACTCATATCGTCTTTAGCGAACCATTTGATACCTTGCTTCTCACACCATCCTGCATTGGTGAGCTTAGCTCCTCTACGTATCTTCTGATGTGGGCTAGACCATACAAAGGCAAACACTTTACCTTCTTTGAGCATCTGCTCGTGTATAGCTTTATATTTCTGAGTGTCTCCTGATCTAAAGAACCCCTTAACTTCAACGAAGACTTTACCTTTGATGAAGTCAGGATTGTATGTTCTATGTATGGTGTACTTCATCTTTTCAGACTCATACCCCCAATCTTTCAGACCCTCAGCTATCTTAGCTTCTAGTTTACTTCGATACTTTGGCAGTTGCTTGCTTGGCATCTTTCTCTTCCTTCAATAGAGCTTGAACCATTTGGCCTGTTCCATCTATAAAAGGATTGCCGTGTAGATTCCATCCCTCATTTAGAAGTTCATTGATATGTTGCTCAAATCGTTCTGAACGAGGAGTCTTTACTATTTTGTAGGATACTTTCATTTTACTTATTCTCTGTTATTTCAATTACGCGAGGGACATTCCATACTTCCGTAAGGAACTTAGGGCCTGTACTATATAAGAAAGTTCTTAACTCAGGATAACATGTATGCTTGTAAGGGCAATAAGAGCATTGTGTAGATAACTTCATGTTCCCACTTTTACCATCTGCTACGGGATAGCTACATTGCTCAGGCATTTCATCTTTAGAAGTAATATCCTTCAAGTGAGTGATCCTGTCTTCAATACTCTCGCCTTGTGTTAAGTCTATCATTGCTAAAGCTAAATGTCCATTACCTTTGTCCATAGCTAGCCAGCCTCCCTCCTTAACACCTAGTCCAGCGCCATAGCCTTTCAACTGTGCTACATAACCAAAGGGATCATCGAACTCTACTGTATTATCTTTAAACTTCTTAAAGGCAAAACTAGAAGCTGACTTAACATCTATGAGCTTACCGTCAATAGTACAATCCATAGAGCCTTTAACCCCATTGATCTCTACCTTGCCTTGCTCATTAGCTACCTCATGGCCTCCTAAGCGTACTAACAGTAGCACTAGTTCTTCTATTACATGTCCATATAGAAACTTAATCAACGTAGAGGGCTCTAGCTCCTCTTTAGGGTAGTTCTTAGAGTTAAGCCATACCTGTCTATCAGGTTTGCCTACGGACGACATACGCAAGCGTGTGGTGTCTCCTCGCTCTTCAAACAATGACTTAAATACAGCCTCCTTTACGTTATTTCCAAATAGATCAAAGATCTTATCTACGTCTACATCTGGATCTGCTTTACTTGTCTTTAATACTGCATATACATCTTCTATTAACGTATCTAATGTCTTAGTCATTTTGTTCTAGTCCTTTATCTTTTATTCGTTTATGTTCTATGTTGTGACAATTAGCACAAACTAAAATACACTTATCTACTTCAGCATATAAAGTCTTATCGCTTGCCCCACTAATCATACTTGCTACTGTTGCTTTTTTTAAAGAAGGATCTATATGATGAAATTCATATATCTCAGGATGGTGTAGATCACTAATACCACAATGCTCACACTTAGATCCTTTATATTTAAAGAGTTCAAACCACCTATGCCTCCTAGCAACAGTCTTACATGAAATACAGGTAGTAAATCTTCCATCAAGATTAACGGGGCTCTTATAGAACTTATCTATCTCTTTAATCACATAACATTTATTACATTTCTTAGTGACACTCATACCAGTTGTTCCCTATTTTAGATTCACCATCCAAAGGACAGTTCATATTTAAAGCTAAGCCAGCATTAACTATAGCTTCAACAGCCAAGACACCAAACCGTTCTGAGTGCTTCTCTAGAACTTGAGTCTGATATTCATCGTGTATGTTGCCTACAAAGGTAAAGTCAAGGTTTTCTTTACTAGCACTTGTATATAATAACACAAGAGCCTTTTTCATAACAATTGCACCAGCAGACTGTAAAAGATAATTAGGAGCTGAGTGCTCAGATTTAACTTTAACCTTACGTCCATCTAACCCTTTAAGATAACCACGGCTTGAAGCATGTTTGATCTGTGTGATCAGTTTCTCTAGCTTAGGTATGCTCTTAAAGAAGGTAGCCTTAATCTTTTTACCGTGTTTTGCTGTACCGCCTACAATATCTCCTATCTTAGCGTCACCAGCTCCATACAAAAACCCGTATATGAAAGTCTTTGCTTGATCTCTGTTAGATAAGCCAGCCATGTTCATATTATATGTATGTATATCACCGTCTAAGATCTGATGAGTGTAGTCCTTATCTTTGAGGTAATGAGCTAACATTCTCAATTCTAGGCCAGAAGCATCACAACCAACTAGCTTATATCCTTTAGGTACTATCCAGCATTCACGACACTCTTTGCCATAAGGGCTATATGATGCAGGTACCTGTGCTACGTTAGGGCTACTATGGCTCATACGTCCTGTCTGAGCGCCTATGGAGTTAACGTAGCCATGTACTCTACCATCATCTGCTACTGACTCAATCCAGCTTAGTACCATACCTACACGCTTCTGTAGTAATAAGAACTCTTTAATCATAACTGCTTCTGGTACGTCTACACCTTCTAGAACTTTCTCGTCTATCTTAGGTAAACCTGTCTCTGTGAACTCATTGGGAGTCCATCCAAAGTGGATTAAATACCTACCAATCTGCTGACGACTACCTAAGTTAAAGATAGGGTATTCAAAGACACCGTAACTACCCTCTAGATTATAGTGAAAGCCCTGTTCCCTGTGTCTAACCATTATAGCAGCTTCAGTGCCATCCTTCTTAATAGGGTTCTTAGGGTAGTTCTTCTCTACCCATACTGGCAATGGTACAAACCGTTCATGTACTTTAGCTTCTGCATTTAACATGCTCTCTTTGAGTTCAGCTAATAACATAAAGGCTTTCTGTTCATCCAGTAACCAACCACTACGTGTCTGCTGACAGATGATCTTATGTACATCCATCTCTAGATCAATAGACTGTTGTGAGAACCCATCAATTTCAAGCATAAGCTGACGATATGTAAACAAGTTTACTTCAGTATCCTGTATACAGTAATCAAGCATCTCATTGGTATAGTAGCTAAAGTCAGTGTATTCCCCTTTAGGGTATCCCAGTCTCTCGCCCCAAGACCCTAAAGAATGACCTCCTTGTCGTGCTGGATCAGCCAACCTAGATAAAACTAGAGTATCAGTAAGCTTAATACCACTGAAGTCAATTCCTAATAGACGCTCTAATACAGGGATGTCGTATCCTAGTATGTTATGACCTATGATCTCAGACACAGAAGTTAAGTCTTTCTTTAGTTGGTCTAGGTTATTGACGTAGCTAATAGATTCTTTAGTGTCTATGTCTAATGACACAATACACCATATCTTATCAGGTTCAAAACCATTAGCTTCAATGTCTAACACTATCTTTTTAGAAGTCATAGTTAGCAGTCTCCTGTATCTTTGGAGCTTGCCCAGCCTCCATCTTACTTGTAGCTGGATTATAGTATAACCAACCGCCTGTGCCTGTATTGCCTGTACGTCTACACTTAACTAGCTGTATCTTAGTACAGTTCCTTGCATACTCATCTTCTGCTAACTTGTCACGGCTAAGTAGAATAGTATTGAATGCAATCTGATTGATAGAACCTGAGCCTTTCATGTCGTATTCATTCACATCATGTACATCCTTAGCTGCAGGTTTACGCATGTGACTTACAATGATAATACTAACACCTGTTTCTGCACCTAGCTTCAAACACTTATCCATAAACTCATCGATGATACCATTCTCATTAGATATTACAGCGGCCTGTAGAGGATCTATAATAAGCACATCACAGTCCATCCCTTTAACTAAGTATCTCATCATAGAGAACAAAGCATCAGCACTTAATGAGCCATGATGATCTAGAATATGTAGTCTATCTGATTCAATGATTTCAAGATAACCCTTATGAATCTTAGCATAGTCACGGGCTTCTGCTGGTACATTAGAGATGTTAACGCCCTCATGTAGAGAGACTAGCTTCTCTAATATCTCTTCTGGTTGAGCCTCTAGAAACACACAGCCTATTGTCCTATCAGACTCCATTAACATATCGTAGGTAAGGTTATATACTGCCGTACTCTTACCGATAGACGTTAAGGCCCCTAGTACAGTTATCTCTCCTGCAGCAATACCACCATTCATCATCTTATTTAAACCACCAAATGACTTAGGTAGAGGTATTACATCTTCTGTACCACGCTTTAAGAACTTATCCCAAAGAGAGTTATCAGACAATGACACTATGCCTGCTGGGCGATGTGCTTTAGCGGCCCACCAACATTCAGTGAACTCTTTGACCTTACCTTTCATAAGCATTTCAGAAGCGTCTTTAAGAGGCATCCTCATCACTTTGACTTTGTTAGGTGAGAATAGATCTACTATATTCTTTACTGCTTCTTGCCCTGCATTATCTTGATCCATACATAGTATAATACTGTCGAAGGTCTCTAGGAACTCCAGTGCTTCTTTAACACCTTTGACTGCACTGCCTGAGCCGTTCTTTAAGCTCACTACAGGCCATTTACCGTGGAACATAGAGCTTACTGCTAAGGCATCTATTTCACCTTCTGTGATAGTTATATAACGCCCACCACGCCCATCGAATACATTCTGTCCGAATAGACCTGCTTGACCTAAGTCACCACTACAAAAGAACTTCTTACCTTCTACTACCCGTGTCTTTAAAGCGACTAACTTACCGTCTGAATCATAGTACGGGTAATGGTGCTTAGATATCTTACCATTAGCATCATACTCAACCGTAACACCGAACTTATCTAAGATGTCCTGTGATAGCCTACGTTCTGGTATAGCGCCTCTAGTGCCCTTAGTTAGATCAGCAGGGTTTATTGGCTTACTTGGTACAGACTGTGCTGGTGTATTGCTCACTGATCCATCCCCTTTAATAAAGTGACCACACCCTATGGAATAACAAGTGGAGTGCCCATCTTTATACTTAACTAAATTATCTTTAGAACCACATTGTGAACATGGGCCTCTGCTCTCTACTTCTGAGTTACCTGCTTTATAGTTTGTAGCCATTGGTCGTGCTCCTCTGTTGTTATGTAATGCTTTAGAATGTTGATTATAGCTACTAATGTTACCCTGTCTTGATCTCTCTCTTTTATAGACCCATACCACCCTTCGTCTGCAACGGCATCATCAAGGATTGTATAGTAGTTCTTTAATTCATGGACTACAATATTATCTACAGCTTCATCTGGTAGTTCTATTAGCATTATAAGGCCCTCAGCTCTTCAGTTAACTCATTTATTTTAGATTGATTATAGGAAACAAAACTACCTCTACTGATGCCTTCTTGGTAGTTAGCTATCTCAGTCTCTAATTTAAGACGCTTTTTAGATTCAGCTATTTTTTCTTTTAAAGACTTCTTTGCAAATACTTTTTTCTGTAGCTCAGTCATTATCTTTCCCTACTATGTCATTAATTAGTTTCTTTCTGATAGCTTCTATTTCAGCAAGAGCGCCTGTAAAATGTAACTTAACAGCACAAGATCCCTCAGTCCTATTAAGGAGCTTCTCGCACTCTTTGTAAGGTACATGCATAGCCCTTAATGCTACTAGCTTTTCTATATCAGCTTTATTCCATGGTATTCTTTTTTTCCTGCTTCTTGTTAACCTTTCTAAAGGATCTGCTTTGTACTTATCAGATATTTTTGGTTTGAATATAAGACTCATTCGTTATTCTCCTTAGTATTTAACTAAGATTTGGACTGTTATTTTCTTTAGAGGATAAAAATAGCAGTTTTACATCATGCTAAGGATGTTCTAAAGGGATTTAGAAGTCTTTGTTTTCTTCGGACTCTTCAAAGGCTAACGGAATATCTCCATTGCCCATGTCCAATACTTTGATCCTGTTGACGTATGTGGACACACCATGCTGAGGATGCTTAGGCCCATGCTTCCACTGTACGCGTATTTTAGCACCTCGTGGTAGCTCTTCGCTTAACTGCATCTCTTGACCGTCTTCTGTTAAGACACCAATATTATATCCAGACTTAAACTTACGTTGAGCTACACCTTTATAGCTCTTTACGACTACTTCTGAGTCTGCTAATTTAGTAGCCTCGTCTTGCTCCATACATAGAGTGACGTTATAACCAACGTCCTGACCTTGGTACTGATCTTCTGTTAGTATGTTACTGAATGCTACATAACCTTCTGTTGCTGAAAACATAATTCTTTACTCTCTTTTCTGATTAAGTTTATAGACATACCTTATGTATAGTCTATTGTTTTGATAGACATCACTCTATCTATAGTTCTATGGGCTCTTAAGTGAAACTCTTTTGTTTTAAACTTTAAAATATATTTAAGTATTAATTCTTTAGAGTGCTTAAGTGCTTAAGAACTGTTTTTAGTTTAGCATGTTTCACTATGATAGTAAACGGTCTGATTCATTTATGTCTGTATAAAGACTTATTTCTAGACAATCATCTAATGAGGTGTCTGTATCAGACTCATAATACACGTCTTCGTCCTCTGCATTTGCTCCTGATAGTTTGTCTCCTTGTTTAATACATTTACGACATAATTCTATATCATCATCATCTAGTAGTAGTACATCACATGATTTACATTTCATTATAACCACCTCATAACTTTAAAATAATAGTAAATCATCTAATTCTAAGCCAGACCTAAGTGCTGCATTTCTAGCTTGGTCTGCCGTATGATAATTTATATATTCATTCATATGCTTAGAGTTAGTAGCTACCCACTTCTTTCGCCAATACTCTTGATCTTGCATAAGCTCATGTAAGGCTAGTTTAGACTGTAATGCCGCCCTAGTCTGGTAAGTCTCTGAATTAGTCTCTACAGACCTCTCTTGATCCCTTGAGTACCTTAACCTGTCTAATAGCTCGTCTCTGTCTGATTCATCTATAATGATCATTCCATTACGTGTTTTAATAGCAATGTCCCCATTCTCATTATTTAAGTTAAATTCAATCATAATTAATACCCCTTTTGTTGTTCTATTTTAGCTCTGATCTTATACCCTAGCCTTTGATACTTGTTTAAAGCTTCTATATCGCTCTGTGAGTGCTGTTTACCGTCTAGTATACCACTTATATACCAGTGGAACGAATCAGCCCCACGCGGCTTTATTAGAGCTCTGTACGATTTAGACTTTAATATACTAATCATATCGCATACCCCAATAAGACACCGCCAATTAAAGCGAACCATAATATAGCGCCTGTGACAATTAATAGTACCCATTCCCAATCCGTTTTATTAAACCATTTACGCATAGTCCCACCTCTCTCTAATGTCTTCTAGCTTTCGCCTTAATTTTATTTGTTTACGTGCCTTTAGCGTCTCGCTAACGTTCTTTATTACATTATAGCGGCTTGCCTCTTTTTTCGTTAGGGCCTTATTAGATTTAGTCATTATTCTCTACCTCACTGTCAAACACTTGCATCGCTTCCTCCCAAACGTCCGTGTATGGAGCGCCACAGGCGTCTAAACACTGTAGGAAAAAGCTATCTCGCTCAATAGCTGCTAAATAAACAGCGTCAACTTCTACCATCTTACTTTTATTGATTATCATACAATCACCTTTAAGCTTGTAAATTTATAGACTCTTGGGCCCTTTGCCGTTTTGATTAAGCATTGACCATTGTCTTGGTTAACACTAGCAATAATGCCATAAGGTTGCAAGCCGTATTGAAGTTGTACCACTCTACCTATAGTATATTCTATTAAGTTATGCACTTTATACACCCCCTTTAAATTCTACTAGTGCCACGTCTAAAGCTGCTTTGTCTATATCATCTGATAGCCAAATCAAGTTATTAGACATGGGCTCTAATTCGTACCATTGCCCTGCCCCGTCATTAGATTGTATTTTTATAGACACAGTCCCATAGATATCAACTACTAGGGCGCCGCTTAATTGTTCGTATGCTTCAATTTTCATACTACATACCTCCCAGTTTCTGTGATCGTTTACCGAATTCTATGATAGCCTCTGCAGAGCTATCTGACAGCCCATGATCACTCATAAACAAGTCTTTCATCTGCCTACAGTCTAGTCTATAGCTCATGTACAGGGCCCCAAGGCATTCAGCGGCGAATGATCTCTTGTATTGTGGTGTACTTCGGTCGTTTAGTGCTGCCAAATGGCGCACTGTTCTCTTTTCATAGCTCATAGTAATTCCTCTATTAATTTATTGCCTTTAGATATATTATCCTTGGCTGATAGTATTTGTAAGTTTGTGTGAACGTGCAAACCAGAAACCTTTTTTCCTTTTAATGGTATTATATGGTCAACATGAAATGCTCTTTTGCCGTGTATCTTATTTAAATTAGCAGCTTGTTTATATATTACAAGTGCTGCTTCATGATCATAGTAGGCAGGGGTTTGATTTAACTTATAAGCTCTGCGCTTTGCATTATTCGCTAATACTTTATGTGGGTTATCTTTTTTGTATTGTCTTTTTCTTTCATTATCAGGCCTTGCAAGTCTTTTTCTACCTAACTCGTAAGGCCTATCTAATATACTCCTACATTTTAAGCATTTATAATCATATCGTTTAGACATGGAGCTAGACCAGTTAACACCTATCTCTAAATCTTCTTTACAATGGTTACATTTTCTTTTTTCATAAGTCATTTATATATTCTCCAATTAATTTAAAACTGTTGTACTAGTAAGCCACCGCTAGGCAGCTCAAGTGCTAGTGTATTGTCGTGCAGCTCTTCTAAGCTTCCAATGTGGTCATAGTTGCCCTGTAGCTCTTCCATTGAATCGTATTCCATGAAGTCACAACACAGCCCTATAACATCAAGCTTATAGCTACCTGCATCATCGTAGCATTCATCTAGTAATTGAAACAAAGCCTCAAAAGCCTCAGGACTGAACTGATCGCCCCGTCCATAGTCTTTAAACTCGTTAGCTAATTCTTGACCGTTTGTGATTTCTTTTGCGTAGATCATTTGTATATACTCCGTTTGTGTTGTTGTTTATGTTGGGGCCTAAGCCCCTATTGTGTTGTTAAAGGATTTGTTCTTGTGCCATCTCTTGTACAAAGTCTGGATGATCTTCTGCTACCTTGTTTAGCTGATCTTCAGTTAAGGCGTTACCTTCAGAGTCTTCAGCGTACACAATGTACGCGTCAACAAAGTCTGGATAATCAGCCCATTCAATGCCACATATTTCTACGTGCTTTAGTGTAGAAGGCTTCATAGTATGTTCCTTGGGGCCTAAGCCCCTGCTAGTTTTTATTGGAATGTTTTAGCTGCTAGGGTTGCTTTGGATAATTCTTCAATTAGTATCTCCATAGCCTTTGGTTGAGTGTCTGGGTTTAAAAGAGCGTCCATGTAACGATGCTCAATTAATGCTTTATTGTTTAAAATTAATGCTTTTAAGTCTTCAGTTTTCATGTGTTGTTCCGTTTTGTTATTCCAGTTAGCTTTCTAACCATTCATCATAGGTTTTTAGAGGTTGACCTGTAAAGGTATCGTTTCCTTCACTGTCGCCAGCGCAAGCCAGATAAATCTGGTACTCGCTGTCATTGGTTCCACGCGCTTGGGTCTGCCAGTCGTTGCTATTAGTTAATTCCATTTTAATAATCCTTTATTATTTGGTTATCAGATAGGTTGCCGATGTATAACGTACCTACATTAGAAAAACACACGCAATAGACACGACGCCATCTATTTACCACCTTTACCATGTATTGAGTGGGTAGGCGTGAGCCGTAACCCGTTGCCGTGTAGCTAAGCCCGTGTAAGTGGTGATACATGGGGGCAAGTTTATGCTCAAGCTGTTGGCTTAGAAGCGCGCACTTGTCACCGTTACTATCGACACTATTAGTTTGTAAATATAGTTCCATATCAAGCCGCCTTCCATTTTCCGTTATGTTTAGTCGCTACTATCTCAATATGATAGCCGCTATTATATCGTATATAAACCTCGTTATAACCGTGCCTAGTGGCGTAATTTTTCGCGCCTGTCTCGGTTGTGGACGTGTCAATATACCCGTTATTTGTTGAGGTAACGCCGTATGTATTCATGAATTATTTACCTGTTTCGCTATGTCCATTTTCTTATGTATCTTGGCTATACCTAATAATTTATATAGTCTAGAGTAAATCTTATCTGCCGCTACATCCGTGGCATAAGCTTCCTTATCCGTCATATTAGGGTATGTATCTTTAATGCCATCGCCAAAGGCGCAATTAACGATTTTATTATATGTTTCAAGCTTAGCCATTTCATTAGGTGTTAAATTATAGTCTATCATTGTATTGCTCCATTGGGGCCGAAGCCCCTTATTGTGTTGTTATACGTGGCTAAACCAACTTTTATTGAATTGCACTAGATAGGCATAGTTACCCGTCATGGCCTTTAATGCTAATCTACCTTCGTTATCTGTTACTTTATAGCCCCCGCTGATTTTCTCTACAGACATAGAGGGATGCTTACGCATGGCTTTCAGTATTCCTTGCAAGTCTTTCTTTGCTACTACACGGCTTGCAAATTGTGGCTTAGTGTCTTGATTATTCATGTGATGCTCCTTGGGGCCGTAGCCCCGTTTGTTTGTTTATACGTCCATAAACCAAGCCAACTGGCTCATGGCTTCGGCTTCTGTTTTAATGATCTTGGTTGATTCGTATGAATGAGTTGTGAAGCCCATCTTGATAGCAGCCAACTCACTATCCAGCATTAAGTTAATGTCAGTGAAAGTAAGAGCCATTGTGCGACCGTGTGGGTTAGTTGCCTTAAGTGTGTAAGTTGCTTTGCTCATGTTTTATTCCTTAATGATAATGATTCGCATTTAGCCCATATGGCCCTTCTGCGTTGTTGTTGGGTTAAGTATAAACAATAATAAATTAATGCTAGACCTATACACGACCTAAACATACTTAAACACGACATACCCTAATTATATATTGTCTATAAAGAAACGCGCCTGCGCGAATAACATAGACACTACAACTAGACATATCTAGATACGACATTAAGTTATCTATATGAGACATTTGCCGTCTAAGCTACGTTCGGTGTCTACCCTATGCAATGTATAAGACATAGGCACAAAGCCCACACGGGAGCTTACACGAGCTCTCAAGGGTATTCATGTATACACAATAAGCTACTGTTCTAAATGCGCAATACTTACCTCATTACGACATGGCTAGAAGTGTACTAAATACCACGCTCACGTTCTCTCTTATGTCAATTCTTTTGGAAACTTAATACTCACAAGTCATACTTGACACACCCAAGTCACCTATGCCACACAATACACACGGCCTGTTAGGCACACTTAGCACACCCGTGTCAACCCGTGACTATTAGGTGTGATCTAGTCACATTATGGCGGATTAGTCGCTGAAGTTGACAGATGAATGCTCATGTGCCATGGGGGGCCCCCTGTGAGATACAGAGTAATAAGCATATAGGCTCATAGACACATGAGAAGGAAAATAGGGGAGGAGGGTACAATTAGGGGTAACGGGGAGTAACGGGGCAGACCTAATATTCAGACAATCAATGTATATTTAATAGGACAGAAGTAGACTTTGTAGACCAAATAGACTATATTACAATAGAAGACATAATATAGGTTGACTTTTGACTCTAAATATGTTAGTATAAGTGACTTAAGACGCTTAGGTACTCTTTAGAATTAATACTTAAAGATATATAAAAATAATAATAAGCATTACTCTAAAGACTACTTAAGTAAATCATACGGGTCGAGCTGAATCACTAAAGTGATGAGCACTAAATCGGAACTACCTCATTGGATGTCTATATCTCTTTATAGATGTCTGTATGTCTATACAGTTCACAATCCTATTATTATCATTACCAGTACCTAATTGGTTATGTATCTAGAATCCCCACATCTGTGGTCAAGAGTCTATATCTTAATGAGCAACAAAGAAGAACTAAGTCCACGTACTGGTAAGCCTAAGATTAAACATAAGGGTAGCCCGTTATTATACAAAGGGATGCCTCCTTTAAATCCATCAGGTAGGCCTAAAGGAAGTGTAGGTAAATATACACAACTCTCTAGAGAACTGATGTCTGAGAGAGGCCCTGAGATAGTCAACAAAGTATTAGAGATGGCTATGGAGGGAGATACTACATGTCTTAAGATGTGTCTAGATCGTATCTTACCACCTAAGAGAGATGTTGAAGTTAAACATGAAGGTGGTCAGTCTATCAACATCACTGTAGCCCAATTGGGTAACAAAGCTCAAGAGGCCATAGAGCACGTAGGTGGTCAGGTCATTGAGCATAGTTTACAAGAAGCTACTAAGAAATCTAAGAAAGAAAGCAGTAAAGCATTCGATGCAATAGCATTGTCTGTATTAGAAGAAGAAGAAGAAGATGAGTGATATACAGGTTAGTCTAACACCTGCACAGATGGAGATCTTCAATTCTAAAGCTCGTTTTAAAGTGGCAGCGTGTGGTAGACGTTTCGGAAAGAGTTACCTTGCAGCATGGACTTTACTCATCAAAGGTCTAGAATCAGAAAGCAAGGATATATTCTATATAGCCCCTACCTTTCAGCAAGCGAAAGACATTCTATGGGGATTGCTGAAGGACTTGGGCAGAGATGTGATAAAGTCTACCCACGAGAACACAGCTACGATTACCTTGATTAATGATAGGAAGATCTATCTTAAAGGTAGTGATAGACCAGATACACTACGAGGTGTAGGTCTGGCCTATGTAGTGATGGATGAATATGCGTTTATGAAGCCTTCGGTCTTCGAGCAGATCATTCGACCTACCTTAGCTGACGTGAAAGGTGAAGCTCTGTTTATCGGAACACCTGAAGGACGTAACCATTTCTACGATACATTTATAGCAGCACAAGAAGACCCTGAGTGGGAAGCGTTTAGCTTTAACTCTACCGATAACCCACTGATAGACCCTAAAGAGATAGAAATAGCTAGACGTAGTATGTCTTCACAAGCATTCCGTCAGGAGTTCGAGGCTTCTTTTGAATCCTTCTCTGGTGGTATCTTTAAGGATGAATGGTTTCAAACATCTAAAGAACCTGACTATGGTCACTACGTTATCGCAGTTGACCCTGCTGGTTTTGAGCAATCCTCTAAGGATCGTGGATCTAAAGGATCTAAGCTAGATGAAACAGCCATTGCAATCGTTAAGATCTGTGGTGATGAATGGTGGGTAAAGGACATCCTACACGGTAGGTGGAATATCAAGAATACAGCGGAGAACATCCTTAACTCTTCTATAGATAACGAAGCATCTACAGTAGGTGTTGAAGCAGGCGCACTAAAGAACGCTATCATGCCTTATTTAGAAGACCTGATGCGTATCAATGGAAGATGGGTAGTTATCACTGATGTAACCCACGGTGGTAAGAAGAAGACTGATCGTATTACATGGTCTCTTCAAGGTCGTATGGAACACAATAAGATTAAGTTTAATGAGGATAGGGACTGGAAGCATTTTGAAGATCAAATGATGTCTTTCCCTAGCCCACAAGTACACGATGACCTACTAGATGCTTTAGCGTACATAGACCAAGTATCAGTAGCTGACTTTACCAACTCTATCGATGTAGAAGAGTGGGAACCAATGGACATTGAGGCAGGATATTAAATATGATGAACGAAGAAGACCAGTTTAAAGGACTAGCCTCTTGGTTGTCTGAACGATTAGAAACTTGGAAGAACCATCGTGACCAGAACTACCAGAAGAAGTGGGATGAGTATTATCGTCTATGGCGTGGTATTTGGGCAGAGTCTGATAAACTACGTGATTCTGAGTCTTCACGTCTAATAAACCCAGCACTACAGCAGGCTGTTGAGTCTACTGTCGCTGAATTAGAAGAAGCCACCTTCGGTCGTGATAAGTGGTTCGATATTCGTGATGACATCTTAGATGAGAATCCTGAAGATGTTGCTTATCTACGAAAGGTACTACAAGAAGATCTTGAGCGTGATGGGGCTAAATCTGCCATCTGTGAGGTTTTCTTGAATGGTGCTATCTACGGTACTGGTATCGCTAAAGTATGCTTAGAAGAGAAAACTGAGCGTGTCATAGTAGAAACACAAGTAGAAGGTACCTTAGATGGTACAACTGAACGTAGAGTAGTTGAAGTATTGAGAATGGCAGTTCCTTTGGAAGCAGTATCCCCGAAGGAATTCATAATTGATCCTGCTGCCTTGTCTATTGATTCAGCGTTAGGAGTAGCGCAGGAGGTTACTAAACCCCGTTACCACGTTGTCAAGGGCATTGAAGCAGGGACTTATCGAGACGTTCCATTAGGAGCGAGTAGTAATGGTATACATGACTTTGGATTTGATCCAGAAGATCACGTTGCCTCTGAAGATGACAGTGTTAAGATCACTGAATACTGGGGTTTAGTCCCTAAGCGTTACTTATCTAAGGGCGCTGACTTAGGTGTAGAGTTTGACTACGACAAAGACGAGCTAGTAGAGGCAGTAGTTACGCTAGCGAATGACAATGTAGTATTACGAGCAGAAGAAAATCCTTATTTAATGAAGGATCGTCCTTTTATCGCTTATCAGCATGATCTAGTACCTAATAAGTTCTGGGGACGCGGTGTATGTGAGAAAGGATATAACCCACAGAAAGCATTAGATGCTGAATTACGTGGTCGTATCGATGCTCTAGCACTTACTACACATCCAATGATGGCTATGGACGCTACACGTATCCCTCGTGGTACTAAACTAGACATTAGAGCTGGTAAAACCATCTTAACTAATGGTGATCCACGTTCTATTATCCAGCCATTTAACTTTGGTCAGTTACAACAGCATACTTTCCAAGAATCTGCTGAATTAGAGCGTATGATTCAGATGGCTACTGGCGCTATGGACTCAGCGACCAGTATGGCAGGAAATGCCCGTAATGGCACTGCTTCTGGTATGTCTATGATGCAAGCAGCATCTATTAAGCGTCAGAAGCGTACTCTAGGTAACTTCCAAACAACATTTATGATACCTTTCATTCAGAAAGCAGCTTATCGTAAGATGCAGTTTGATACAGAGCGTTATCCTGTGCTGGATTATCAGTTTGTTCCTTACTCTACTATGGGTATTATGGCTAAAGAGCTAGAGAGCACACAAACTACACAGCTAATGTCTATGATTCCTCCTGAGTCACAGGCGTTTAACCTATTATTGTTGTCTATCTTCGAGAACTCTAGCTTAAATAACCGTGAAGAGATGATGGCAGCTGTTAAGAAAATGATGGAGCCTAATCCTAACGCTCAACAAGAGCAAGAGATGCAGCAAAAGCACATGCAGATGGAAATGGAAGCTAAACAAGCAGACACTAAACTAGTCAGTGCTAAGACACAAGATGCACTAGCCTCTGCATACAGTAAGCAAGCTGATGCTGCACTTAAGATGCCTAACGACACTGACGCACAAGAACGTATACTAGAAATACAAAGTAAAGCGATGGATCTGCAGAAGAAGCAGATGGAAGTCACTACTTTAGAGTCTAAGATTGTACGTACAGTCCCTGAAATGAAGCATCTTGAGTCAGAGACTCTATTAAACATAGCTAACGCAAGAAAGGCACTTAGCGAGTAATGAAAGAAGATAAAGAATTTTTTGATGGTAGATATCGTTTGTTTGAAGTAGACGGTTGGAGGGACTTAATTGAAGAATTAACCCTTATGGCTGAATCTTTAAATAACGTATCTACTATTAAAGATGAAAAGTCCCTTTATGAAGTACAAGGGCAACTGTCTATCCTTAATATGCTGATCACATTAGAGGAACAGACAAAACTCATCGATACGGACAACTCTATTACACTATAGAGCCTGTGTCATAAAATTAACTCCACAATCTATTATATAGACGGAGAAGTAACACTATGGTAAACAACATTGTAGTTGATCCTATTGAGGATTTAGAAGTAGCTGACGACATTACCTCCTTTGAAGAAGAGGGCACAGGTGAGGTTGAACAGGAACAGTCATATGAAATGCCTAGTAAGTTTCAAGGCAAGAGCATCGAAGAAGTTGCTAACTCCTATGCAGAACTCGAAAAAGAGTTAGGTCGCAAGGGGCAAGAGATCGGTGAACTACGTAAACTTTCAGATGACTTTCTGAGATCTCAAACACAGGCCAATCAACAGACCAATCCTACCTCTATGGAAGAGGATATTGATTTCTATGAAGACCCACAAGCGGCAATCCGAAGAGAAATTGATAATCATCCAAAGATAAAGGAAGCTGAAGCAAATAACACAAAGAGCCGTCAAGACGAGGCTATAAAAGCTATTGCTTCAAAACATCCAGATGCTCAGACTACAGTACAGTCACCTGAGTTTCAGGAATGGATTTCTCAGAGTAAGATCCGACAGCGTTTGTTTCAAGATGCTAATGCTTATGACTTTGAAGCTGCAGACGAACTACTTAGTAATTGGAAAGATCGTTCTATGATCTCCAAGACCCAAGAAGTTAAGAATGCACAGAATGAGTCTAAGACAAATGCACTTAAAGCAGGCAAGACGGAGAGTAGGTCTTCTGGGGATTCTATTGGAGGTAAGCAGATTTACCGTAGGTCTGACCTCGTTCGTTTGAAAATAAGTGACCCTGTACGATATGAATCTCTTGGTAAGGAGATTTACCAAGCATATGCAGATGGTCGCGTTAAATAATATAATTTATAATTAACTGGAGTTAATTCACATGGCATTAGGTACTAATCACGTAACAAAAGCAACATCAGCTACTTTCATCCCAGAATTGTGGTCTGACGAAGTAATTGCTGGCTATAAGAGTAATCTTGTACTAGCTAACCTAGTAACTCGTATGAACCACGCTGGTAAGAAAGGTGATTCAATTCACATTCCTTCACCTTCTCGCGGATCTGCGAACGCTAAAGCTGCTTCAACTCAAGTAACTCTTAACTCACCTTCTAACAGTGAAGTAATCGTTACTATCGACAAGCATTATGAATATTCAACTATGATTGAAGATATTGTAGAGAAGCAAGCACTTTCTTCTTTACGTCGTTTCTACACTGATGACGCTGGCTATGCCTTAGCTGCACAGGTAGACGCTGATCTTTTCGCTCTAGTTTCTGGCCTAAATGGTGGCGTTCAACTAGGTGGTGACGGTGGTGCTACTACTGCTGACATTACTGATGCTGGTATTCGTAAGTTTATGCTTGAGCTAGACAATGCTGACGTTCCTATGACAGGTCGTTCATTGGTGCTTCCTCCTGTAGCTAAGAGCGACATGTTGGGAATTTCACGTTTCACTGAGCAAGCTTTCGTTGGTAGTGGTGAAGCTATCAAGACTGGCATGATGGGTAACGTATACGGTGTAGAGGTGTTTGTATCTAACGCTTGTCCTACCGTTGGTTCTGATCGTGTAGGTGTTATGTTGCATAAGGATGCTTTGGTTCTTGCAGAGCAACAGGGTGTTCGTTCACAGACTCAATACCAGCAGCAGTATTTAGGTGACTTGTTCACTGCTGATACTATCTATGGTGTTAAAGAGTTGCGTGACAATGCTGGCATCAGCTTCATTGTTCCAACAGCTTAGTCTAGTGCGAGGCGCACTAATCTTTCATAAGCTTAACTTAGTTAAGTAGTTGATACCTAGAGGCTCCTACTACGGTAGGGGCTTCTTTTTACTAATTATCATTAGGAAATTATATGCCCATCTACTCTTATACTTGCAATGACGGTCATACTACTGATCACCTATGTCCTATGAGTGATCGTAAAAAAGCTAAAGTGTGTAAGGTCTGTAGAGAGGATGCGCATATGATTATCGTCCCTGTTAAAGTCTCCTTAGATCCAAGTGACCCAGCCTTTGCTGGTACATACATGACTTGGGAAAGAAACAGAGCAAAACAAATGAAACAAGAGTTAAAGAAGGAAAAGAGCCATACAGGAGGCTAGGTCTATGTTTGGATTACCTATCGAAGCCATCACTATGCTTCTAAGCGTCGTAGGAGGCGCTGTAATGAAGATGTGGTCACAGGCACAGTCTGATAAGGCTGACCAGCAGAAAGCTCTCATGAGTCAATTCTCGGCCTCTCAGGACAGTTTAGGAGCTGCTAGGGCCTATGATACACCTAACGCTCAATGGATTAGACGTTTTCTAGTTATATCTTTTATGGGGATGGCTATGTTCATACTCATAGCTCCCATTTTGGGACATGATACTGTAGTTCCTGTGGAGGTCACTACAGGGTTTAAATTATTATTTTTAGACTTTACAGACGTAGCAACTAAATGGGTCACTTTAGAAGGTGTTGTTACACCAGAGTGGCTACCACACTCAATTATGGCTGTCGTAGGTATGTACTTCGGACAGTCCATTGTTTCACGTAAATAAATTAAAAGGGTATAACACTCATGGGATTAGATAGAGGATTAAACTCATCATCAACAAATCCATTAGGCATTGATGACGATGACTACACAGCAACTACACGAGGTGCTCAAGGCCCACAGGGAGAGGCAGGATCTTCTACTCAAGATTATATAGATAAATATAATACTGTAGTGTCTAGCGCAGCATCAGCTTCTGTAAATGAAGCTAACTCAGCCGCTAGTGCTTCTGCCTCAGCAACTGCATCAACTGCTGCATCCGCTAGTGCTTCTTCTTCATTAGCTTCAGCTAACTCAGCTACATCATCAGCTACCTTAGCGACTACTAAAGCATCTAATGCTGGAACGTCAGCAACTAATTCAGCTAACTCAGCTACATCATCAGCTAATAGTGCTTCTGCTTCATCTGCGTCAGCTTCCTCAAGTGCATCTAACGCTTCTGTAGCTACTACACAAGCAGGTATATCAGCTACTAAAGCTTCAGAAGCCGTTACTACAGCTGCTAACTCAGCCGCTAGTGCTACTAGTAGTGCTACATCAGAAACTAACGCAGGAACGAGTGAGACCAATGCAGCAGCATCAGCAACAGCATCAGCATCATCAGCAGCTAACGCCCTTTCAAGTCAGAATGCTTCTTCAGGAAGCGAAGTTAATGCAAGCAACTCAGCCACAGCAGCCGCTACATCAGCGTCTACAGCTACGACTCAAGCGTCTACGGCAACAACTAAGGCAGCTGAAGCCCTAGCCTCTCAAACAGCCTCAGCAGCTAACGCATCCGCATCAGCAGTAAGTGCTACAGCAGCAGAGACTGCAGAGACTGCTGCGGAGTTATCAAAGACTGCTGCAGAGTCATCAGAGACTGCTGCGGAGTTATCAAAAGCAGCAGCTCTTGTATCTCAAACAGCAGCAGCAGCTAGTCAAGTAAGTGCTACAGCTAGTGCTTCTTCAGCATCAACATCAGCTTCAGAGGCTTTAGCATCAAAGCTAGCAGCAGCCAGTTCAGCAAATGACATTAATGTCGCAGCCATTGCAGCCACCAAAGCAGTCACAGCAGTAGACGTATTTGTATACGACACTTCAAAAGACTCAGACGGTGGCGCATGGAGAAAGCGCACACAAGGCACTAGCTGGTACAACGAGACACTCAACACTAGCACAAGGGGTTCACGTAAAGAGTTCCCTGCGGTAGCAGTGATTGTTGCTGAGAATCTTAAGGTTACTATCTACGATGGTGATGACCCTGCTATGCCTATGTGGATGGTGTTTAACCTTGTTCAAGTTGATTTTACTGTAGCTAACCTAGTCGCTGATGGTTCGTCAGGAACTGTAAAAGCAGTAACTATGAACAATGGGTATATGGTTCTAGCTGTAGGCGGTACTGCCAATGGCGGAGCTATAAAACTTAATTTTCTAACAGAGATTTCTAGGTACTACAGAACTATAGGAAGTAGCTACACAGGTGCAATATACCAAGGTAATATATCAAAAAGAAACAATGGAAAGGGCTATATAGGCAACGAGCAAGAATTCGCTATTGTGAACGCTGACGCCAACGACGTAGCTATGACTGTCCTACCCAATGCCCCCATAGACTCCGCAACTGGCCTACCGATTCCCACGATTGCAATTGCTTCTGACGGGGGAATTTCCGTGATTAAGGATGATGGGAGTGTTGTTGATATAGTTAATAGTAATTCTTCTTTTAATGTCTGCCACAGTATAACTTTAAACGAGAGTGGAAGATTATCTTTTGTTAATGGATATTCTTTGGGAATTAACTCATGGGTGTATGTGTTTAACAGCCTACCCACTGCGGATAATGTAATTACAATTAATACAAAAACAGGCTCAACGCAAAACGCAGATGCAATGTATGATGCTAGGGGAGCTTCTTCTGTAGCCGAAGATTTAGTTTTAATTGGTGGGCAAGATGATATTAACGCAACTACAGAAAGAGCTGTTGGCGTAACAGCAGGACTAACACTTCTAGACGAAAACACAACGACCCCATCAGAAGGCTCAGTAGCCTACATCACCTCCGACTACAACACAGGCTACATGGTAGGCGACATTAAGCTAGCCGCACTCAGCGACACGGATGATACTGATGTGGTTGGTAGTGAGCTGGTGACTAATGGTACGTTTGATACGGACTTGACGGGTTGGACGGATATATCAGTAGGGACGGGTTCCGCATCTGTTACTTCGGGGCAGTTAGAGTTAATTCGTACAGATATAAATAATAGAGGATTTATCACACAGGCTCTTACAGTAGTGGTGGGGGCTACTTATGTACTTCAAATAACTGAGGTGTCTGGTTCTGCGTATGTAGGTGTAGGTTACACTGATGTCGGTACAACCTACTTAGCGGAAGTTTTAGCAACGGGTGTGAACACTTATCAGTTTACCCCTACTGGAACTACTGTTTACGTCAATGTCAGAGGAGTTGCAGATGGTACACAGGTGGTAGACAACATCTCAGTACGCCTAGCCGACGCAGACCGCTCAGTCAACGCTAACGGCCTACAAGTTCACGGCACGATTACAAAGAATCCAGTGGCAACGGGTGCGGATTTGGTGGCGTACAGTGGGTTCTCTGCTACTAACTATCTTGAGCAGCCTTATAACAGTGACCTTGACTTTGGTACGGGTGACTTTAGTTATATGGGTTGGGTTAAAATGGGAAGTATAACTTATGAAACCATGCTTGATAGGTATGACGGTTCAACGACTGCTACATGGTTTAACATAATAAAGCTTAACGGTGCTTTGGCGGCATACATTGGTGGTTGGAAAATTTCATCATTCACTATGCCTAGCGGCTCTTGGATATTTGTAGTTGCCTCTCGGAAATCAGGTGTGTTCACCTTACATGCCGATGGCGAACAAGTGTACTCAGTTGCTTCGACTACCAATATAACTAGCTCTGGCGCTGTACTGTCGGCAGGAAGATCAGCCCAGAACACATGGTATCTAGCTGACGGCTCAATGGCCTTATGGCGAATCTCAGCCACAGCCCCATCAGCCCAGCAGATCAAAGACATCTACGAGGCAGAGAAGCCTTTGTTCCAAGATGGCGCACAGGCAACACTCTACGGCACATCTGATGCTGTCACAGCACTGGCTCACGACTCAGAATCTAATTTGCTGCACGTAGGCACAAGCTCAGGTCGCTCAGTGTTTAGTGGGCTACGTCGAGTGGATAACACCACAACCGCAGTGGGTGCAGCCATCTCAACTTCCAATAATTTAGTAGTCGAGGATTAATCAAATGACAGTAAATATAAGTAAACCCTCGATTAATTTGAGGGAAGAACTAGCTAGCTTGAGAAACCAAGGTGGTTATAGTGAGCAGCAGTTCTGGTTCGTAGGTGACGGCACAGTGGTTGCTTTTACCCTACCTCTTGGCTGGAAACCTAACCATGTATTTAATGCAGGAGCCTTACAAAAAGAGGGTGCAAGTGATGAGTATGTGGCTAGCCAAGTGGATGGTGCTTATGTTGTAACTTTCAACGTGGCCCCTACTAACCTAAACGATGTTGGTGTTATTGGAGTAATAGCGTAATGACACAATTTATAGAAAAAGGTGATGCGCCCTTTACGGATGCTCAACTACAAAAACGTACTCAAGCCTTGATTGAGTGTGATTGGCCTGAGTGGAAACGAGAGCGTTCTATTCGTTTAGGTGATGGTGAGTTAAATGCGTACATGGAGCAAGTCGCTACTGATACCACAGTTAACCGCCGTGACAACACGTTCAATGAGCAGTTAGTTGCCTACAAGCAAGCCACAGCTCGACTAGCCCAATACATTGTTGCCGATGGTCAAGCTGAGTTAACAGAAATGCAAGCCACAAGTGAGCAAGTGTTCAACGAAGAGACTATGGAGATGGACAATGTAATGGCTTCGGTTATTACTCAGACAGCCATTGAACCAGTTGAACCTACCGTTGAAGTGACTACCTATAGTGACGACATTGAAGGTGTGGCTACGGTTGAGACTATAGTCAACCCACTAATCACCACAGATGTAGCAGAACGTGAAGCAGCACAGGCTGTTTTTGATGCTACACCTGAAGCGGTTAAGGATGTATGATGAATGAACACAATGAACGTGTGACTAAACTAGAGTGGCGAGCCGACAGTCACGATAATGAAATAACAAGCCTCAAGCAAACCTCTGTTGAACTTAAAGTAACCCTCTGCTCTATCATTGAACTACTAAGGCAGATCAAATGGATTGCTGTAGGGGCTGGTGGTGTTGTATTTGCAGACCAAGTAGGTCTTATGGGTGTTCTTAAACTAGCAACATTATAGGAAACTATTATGCCGATACAATATAGTAAGGAGTTTTATTTAATATGATATATAGAGATATTATAAACGAAGTGCTTAGGCGGTTACGTGAAGATCAAATAACTGACTGGTCTGGTAATCTTTCTTCATCTAACGGCCCTACTGACTATCATAAGATGGTAGGTGACTTTGTTAATGATGCTAAGTATGAAGTAGAACACTACTGGGATTGGCAAGTATTACGTGTTACGTCTGCTATCTCTACAAGTAGTGGTGTTATGTCTTATTCATTACTAGGAGCAGACCGAGACTTTAAAGTATTAGATGTTATTGATACTTCGACAGGTTTAACTTT